AGGTCATGGTAAGTCTATGTGGTTATCACAAGTTGTATTAGCTATGATGAAACAAAACACAAAATGTTTAATAGCGTCTTTAGAAATGAGACCTGTGCTTACACTAGCTAGAATGATTACACAAGCATTAGGTTCACCAGAGCCAACAGATGATTACATACGTAAGTTTTGTGATAGAGCTAAAGACAAGTTATATATATACGACCAAACAGGCAGCACTAAGTCAGAAGATATGATAGCAACTCTGCATTATGGAAAGCATGTGTTGGGAGTTGATATTTTTATTATTGACAGTCTTATGAAATTGGATGACGTGTCAGAAGAATCCCTAGATGGACAGAAAAGATTGACAAATAGTCTGGCGGTTATAGCACGTGATTTACAAGTCAGTATTTTTTTAGTAGCACATACTAGAAAACTTAAAGATGAGTCAGAGATACCAGACGCTACAAACATTATGGGAAGTTCGCATATTCGTAACTTATGTGATAATATTATTTGTGTATGGCGTAACAGATACAAAGAAAAGTTAATAGAAGAAGGCAAGACTTCAGACGAAGAGTTAAAGATTATTCCAGATGCAAAGGTCTTTGTTCAGAAGCAGCGTAATGCACAATGGGAAGGTTCATTCAACTTTTGGTTTGACCAAAAAGGTTTACGATATAACGAGAGTCCACCAAGATGACCATAAATGAATTTATAAAGCAATGCAAAAAAGTATTCGGAGATGATATTCAATACAAAGCAACTTCTAAAGACGGACAAGTATTTAAAACGAAAGGATGGAGAGATGATAAAGTGGGCACTAACCAAAGACAACTTACCCCAGCTTATAGAGAAACTAAAAACTCTTGACTTCACTAAACGCTGGCGTGTAACAGTAACAGACGCTAAACTTAACAGAAGTCACGAGCAAAACGAAAGACTATGGCAATTATATACAAGCATATCTCAGCACACAGGTATTGAAAAAGATAAGATACATGAACTTATGGGATATAAGTTTTTACGATACCAAACAGAAATTGCAGGTATGCCTGTAGAGCTTATAAAGTCAACGACAAAACTAACAACATCTGACATGACTGAATACCAAAACTCAATAGAAATTTGGGCGCAAACTAATTTAGGTTGGATGTGGGATTATAATGAATTATCGTAATCCTAAACTACTTAAACTAGCAGATGGTGCACCATGTATGATGTGTTCTATGCAAGACGGAACTGTAGTATCTGCACACTCTAATCAATTACGTGATGGTAAAGGAACAGGTATCAAGGGACATGATTACCGTATAGCTTTTTTATGTCACCAATGCCACCATATGATAGATAATGACAAATCATTAGATAAGCATGATAGAATAGCAGCATGGGAAGAAGCACATAGAAAAACTATAGGTTGGTTATTTACTAACGGACATATACAAATAAAATGAACAAAATAGAATTTGGTGATTGTAGAGAGATAATGTCACGTTGGAAAGATGAAGGCGTTAAAGTTCAAACTTGCGTAACTTCTCCACCTTATTTTGGTTTACGTGATTATGGAGTTGATGGTCAAATTGGTTTAGAGCAAACAGTTGGAGAATATGTTGCTAACATGGTAGATGTATTTAGACATGTATGGCATATACTTGAAGGTGATGGAACTGTATGGTTAAACTTAGGTGATAGTTATTACAACTACAGACCGGGCAAAGGTCAGGCATTAAACAAACAAACAGTAAGTAATACTAATCAAGATTTGCCTACTACTTGTGCTAGACGTGGCAATAAACAAGAAGGGTTAAAGGAAAAAGATTTAATTGGAATACCATGGAGAGTTGCATTTGCACTACAAGATTTTGGATGGACATTAAGACAAGATATTATTTGGCATAAACCAAACCCAATGCCTGAGTCTGTTCGTGATAGATGCACAAAAGCACATGAATATATATTTTTACTATCTAAATCACCAAAATATTATTTTGACTCTTTAGCTATGAAAGAACAAGGTGTAATACCAGCAGGCACTAAAGGTGCTAAAGGTAGTAAAGAAAGACAAAACCAAATTGGCGTAAATGCAAGACCACCTGAATATAAAATTTATGATGGTATGAGAAATAAACGTAGTGTATGGACTGTTAATACTAAACCATATAAAGGCGCACATTTTGCTACATTTCCTAAAGAATTAATTGAGCCTTGTATATTAGCTGGAAGTAAAAAAGGTGATATTGTATTTGACCCATTCATGGGAAGCGGCACAACTGCACAAGTTGCATTGCAACATGGCAGACAATACTTAGGCTGTGAGCTGAACAAAGAATATGAGAAACTACAACAAGAAAGGATAAATAATGGGTAAGGGTTCTGGAAGAAGACCATTGTTAATTTCTGAACAGGAAGCACAAGACAACTGGGACAAGATATTTAAGAAGAAAAAGAATAGTGATGACGTATCTCCACATGCTTATGAATATGAACTTAATAAAAGTACAGGTTCTGTAGAAAAACGATTTAAAGATGGCGTAAGTAAACCTAATGGAGAACAATTTGGCGAAGATTAGCCCAACGCAGTTGAGCTTGGCTCAGTTACGAGCAGATGGATGGTTTTGTTGGATTACTGAACATTGGAATAGTTATGCAAGAATACGTCAAGACCTTTGGGGTTTTGTAGACATTATAGCTTTAAAGCCTAATCAAATATTAGGGGTGCAAACCACAACTGCAAGCAATATGGCGGCACGCTGCCGAAAAATAGCTGACCATGAAAATGTAGGCAAGGTTCGTGAAAGCGGAGTTATGCTGCATGTCCACGGTTGGCACATGGACGCAAAGACAAAAAAATGGAGTTGTAAGGTTAAGGATGTATCATGAGCAATAGAGAAAAAATACTAGCTTATCTTACAGAACCTAGAACTATAAATGATATAGCTGAACATGTAGAAGCTAACTATCACACTATTAAAAACTTGCTTGTATCCATGAAGATGGAGGGGGATATACATTCATTTAAAGATAACGATAATAGACTTATGCACTATTACATTCCACAACCACATCCACTACAAGCTATATTTGGACACACAGCAAACTTTACGGATGACCAGATAAAAGGTGTCATAAGCCATAACGCAGATGATGCTAAACATAACCTTCAACAAAGAACTACACAAGAAACATTTGGGCAAAGCGTAGCATATACGCTAACACAGTATGATTAGTATGGAACGCTTATTGTCCATCCTAGAGGATTGGGCTTTATGGATGAAGTCGGATAATCACCGTTTGGGTTATCCATCTAAATCAATTGGTCTCTCGTCAGGAGGCGAGTCAACTAGCGAGGCATTTGAAGAGATGTGTTCTGCCCAGGACATGAGTAATGTTAGAACCATACACGCTATCGTGCATAGCCTAGAACAAGGACAACAAGAAGCTATTTATGCTAAATACTTAGGTGCTAAACCACCATTAGCCTTTTATTGGCAATTAGATATGGCATACGATAACTTGCTTACAATAGCAGAAAGACGAATAAACGCATAAAATGGTTGCACATAATTACAAAGTTTGCTATAATGCTATTTGTTGGACAACTCCTGTCCGTTAATAACGTAATCCCACAAAAGCCTGACTGCACTCTCTCCGTGGTTGGGCTTTTTCTTTTTATGAAACTATCTATTTGCGAACAATGCGGTGAACCTTTTGACTTCACCGAGTATAGCCTGTGTAATGATTGCAGATATGACCACCGATTTATCAAGTTAAGGAAAAGCTATGAAGAAACCAACAACGAAAAAAGGCAAGATGGCGAAAGTCAGCAAAGTGATGAAGGAATTTAAAGCAGGTAGTTTGCATAGTGGTAAAGGTGGTAAAGTAGTAAAATCTCCTAAACAAGCAATAGCAATCGCTTTATCATCAAGCGGTATGTCTAAAAAGAAAGGTAAATAATCATGCCAATGGTCGGAAAAATGAAATTTGCTTACACCGAAAAGGGTAAGAAAGAAGCTAAATCATACGCAAAGAAAACAGGTAAAGCTATGACAGCTAAGCCTATGAAAAAGGCAGCTAAACGTGGCAAATAAACCAGGTCTATACGCTAACATTGCAGCCAAGAAAGCTAGAATTAAAGCTGGCTCAGGTGAGAAGATGCGTAAGGTAGGTTCTAAAGGTGCACCTACTGCTATGGCATTTAAACAATCAGCAAAGACAGCTAAGAAAAAGAAATGATTAAGAAGGGTAAGGAAACATTTTCAG